GCTTCCTTTTTCTTTTTTTCTTCCTCAGCTTTCTTCTTAGCAGCGGCTTCAGCTTCCTTTTTCTTTTTTTCTTCCTCAGCTTTCTTCTTAGCAGCGGCTTCAGCTTCCTTTTTCTTTTTTTCTTCCTCTGCTTTCTTCTTAACAGCGGCTTCAGCTTCCTTTTTCTTTTTTTCTTCCTCTTCAGCTTTCTTCTTTGCAATATTAGCCTCATGTTCTGCTTGTTTTCTTAATAATAATTCATTATTAACTTTATTTTTTTGTATTTTTTTATTTTGCCAACTTAGCATATATATACTTTAAATATATTATTTATAATTTATTTTTAATTATCTTAATTATATGTTCTTCGTACCCTAAATCTTGTTAAAGGTACTTCTGTATTTAAACATAATTTCATTATTTTTCCGGGTACATTTGCACCATCTGTTGAACCACAATTATTTGGCGTTGAATTACAAATTAAACTAGTCCCTATTAATGGTAAATTTTGAACATTTGGGTCTGTTTTTTCTTGATTTTGAATTGCATGACCTGCAACCCTAAATCTTCCAGTTCCTCTTAAAATTCTTGCTAATCCTGCATTCCTAGTTATATTTGTTGCATTCTTTTTATATTTTAAAATTTCTGCTTTTCTTCTCTCATCTAATTGGATTCTATATTCTGTAGTATATTTTTCTATATCTGAACTAGATATACTTCGCACTCTACTACCCGGTTCAGCTGATGGAGTATTATTTTCAGGACATCTTTGACTCATATAAATAATTTATATTAAATATTATTAAATTATTTATATTCAATATCTAGTCATATAATATTAAGGAGTTGAACTAACTGGTTCAGGCATAAACCATCTTAATGATAAAAAGTAAAAATCTTTTGTATTTGTATTTATAGAATCACCGCCTACTAATTTTGTACTTGCACCAGAACTTATTATTCCTTCTATTTCACGTGTTCCTAAAGCATAATTATAATACCATAAATTAGATAAATATCCATTAAAACCTCCGCCATCATTACCTGATACATTACCAATATGGATATCTCCATAATTTTGCTTTGGTAATCCCATTAATAATTTTCTATTTTTAACTGTTCCATTAACATAAACATCCAAGAATCTATTTTTTAAAATAATCATTACATTAAACCATTTATTTATTGGAACATTATCAATATCTACACTTTCAATTATACTACCAGTATCAAATGTATTCATTACAAATGTTAATGAAGCGGTAGTATTATCATCATCAGTAAAAGGTTTAATATATAATCCTGGAGCATTTTGTATTTTACTCATTCCCGCATTTGTGAGTATATTACTATTATCATCCACTAAATTGTCAACATTCATAATACGGTCTCCTTTATGAAACACATGCTTATAACGTGAATCATCACCTGTTGAAACCAATCCAGGTCCACCATCTAAAAATAACCAAAATGACCATGTAAATTCTATTCCTTCATGAGCATTATTTGATCTTTTCACTGGTAATGCACCTCCTAAATTTGGATTCTGTTTAATACTATAATATTGATTTCCTGAAACCATACCATTTAATAATTTTGGACTATCTGATGGAGATAAGTAATATGATATTAAATTCATTCCTATTGCACTTATAATAACAAATACAAAAACTGCTAAAATTAAAAATGCAAAATTAGATACAATTGTATTTGCATTTAAAAAATCATTATTATAATTACTACTTCTTATATTTGAAATAAAATTGTTTATTCTATTCATATATATATATTTATATGAAAAGAAAAAGTAAATTAATTTAAATTATAAAACTAGATTGTTCAACTTCATTGCTTAATACCGCTAATTTTAATTGATATCTATTTAAGTAATCCATAAAACTTCCACCACCATATCCAGAACGATATAAGTAGTAAACTGTTTGTGGGTCAATTGCTTCTGGATAATATTCAAATTTTGCATGATAACCATTAAAACCCGTTATATTTCCATTACCATCAGTTTTAGGTATTGTAGGTGCTACCTTAACATCACTTGTGGATGATAAACCACTTATATTTGGAACATCAGCTGATAAACAACTTCTTACTAATTTACCATTTAAGTATAAATCTATAACTCTACCATGAATACTTACTACTAAATGTATCCATTTTTGTATTGGTATATTTCTTATTGTGCATGTTTTAGAAGGAGTACTTAAACTACTATTAGTTGTTCTAACTACAACGTCTAAATCGTTTGAAGTTGCACCTAATGTAACAGTTACGCCTTTTTTAGAATCATCAGCACCTGATAGACTAGTATCAATATGATACATAATACCTTTATCAAGACCATAACCATCACTAAAATTATCTATAAAAAACCAAAGTGAATAAGCACAATTATTAGAAGTGGAATTTGGTAAATCTTCTTTTTTGTATATTTTTTGTTCTTTTCCATTATGTATTATTTTTGTATTTACAGATGATATTAAATATCTAAATATTATTAAAATCACAATAAAAGATAAAATTGCTATTAAAATACTTGCTAAAGACATAATTATATTATATTGTTATATTTTTTTTCAAATTATTCAAATTATTCAAATTTAAACTATTATATATTTTCTAACAATGTTGAATTATTAATTTCTTCATTTATATCTATCATTTCATAATCATATTTTTTCATATTTGCGGTTAAAATTTTAATTGCTTTGTATAGTAAAACAACCGAAATTAAAGAACCATATCCAAATGCAATTCCAATACATTTTAATATATTATATCCATTTATCATGTATTTAATATATTTATTTTATTTAAAAAAAAATTTAACTAAAAAATTTAAACCATAACAAATTATTTACTTTATGAGTTCCTGGAACATTTTTCAATTTTTCTTCATCACTAAGAACTGTAGTTTCGTTATTATCTCCTTCATATGTATAATCCTTATATTTGTCCTCTAATTTTTTATTCCTTTCTTGTGTTAATTCACTTTCAGTCTTAAAATCTCTATCTTCTAAACTTTTGTTTTTTTCTTTGTCTTCTTTATCTTTACTTATACTTATATATGGTATTTCCATTGAGCTATAAATATAATAAGAAAGATATATTGACCAAATAGGTAAGGTTCTATTATAATAAACAATATTACAAGCTGCACCTCGTAGATCAGAATCACCTATTTCAATATTTTTTTCATTATCAAATTTACCAATAACTATTTTTTCACTAGCAACTAACTTTGTATTTATAAATATATCTATATGTTGACCAGACCTACAGTTAATAATAATATTATTCCATTTTTGAAATTCAAAATTATTAATTATTATATTTTCTTTATCATCTTCAACTTTATTAAAAGATATTTGCAAACTATTGTCAGAACCTTTGTATGATATTAGTGGATTATTTCCATAATTAAAAATATCAACATAATTTTCATTATTATATTGTGGATTTAAATAAAACCACCCACTAATAGCATAATTATATTCATAATTTTCATCATTTTCATTATAATTTCTGAATTGTGAAATTTTACCTAAAGATGCTTTTTTATCTAAGTACATTACTTCATTTAATAACATTCTACCATCATGAGTTAATAATTTAATTATATTATGTGAAAGGTCATTCCCATAAAAAAAGAAATATAACAATATTACTTGAATAATTAATATTAACCATATTAAAGATGAATTATTATTTATTTCAAATTTTATAGTGTCATATATTTTCATAAAAAAATTTGCAGTTGGTGTACCTCCATAAAGCCAATCAAAAAAAGTATTATTTAAATTTTGTATAAATTCTGGATTAAAATATAATATTAAAAGAAAAGACAATAATATAGCAACACCTATAGAAATAAAAACAATATTGCTATTAATTGTAGCATAATATAAAGAAAACAAAATTATAAATATAAACACTATTAATATTAGATGAATCGCAAATAAATGTATATATTCACTATAATTTAAATCATCAAATTTATTAACAATAGTATATAAAATAAATGATATTAAACTAACAGCAAAAGCAATGTATAGTGGATAATATTTATTATTAATAAAACTAGGATAATATAGTTCATATAAGTACATTAAAAGTAATACAACAAATAATATTAAATAAACAGGAAGGATATTTTTAGAAAGAATACTTTTAAATGTATCAGGAAATACTTTGTTTAATGATTCATAAATAGTATTATTAAAAAAATAATTAATCATGATTAAAATAATTACAAACATAATAATAAACATTATAGTATAACTAAAACTAAATTTGAATAAATAAAAACAACAAAATAAAAATATAATAGCAGATGTAATTATAATTGATATAGTTTTTTCTTTATTATTACCGTCCATATAATTACAATACATATTTAAATTGTAATAATAGTGTTAAATTATAGTATTTTTATAGTATTTACATTTACATATTTTCCATAGCCGTTTTTTTTCCATGACATTCTCTACATAATGCGACTAAATTATCAATATGATTAGAACCACCATGTTCAAGTCTAGTTTTATGATCAACCTCAAACCATGCAGATAAAGGTTGACTACAATCACCGCATTTCCATGATTGTTGTGAAGCAACATATTTTTTTTTAGTTTCACTGACAGAACGTTTTGTAGTCTTAGTACCAGAATTCATTAATCTTCTTTCTTGATAATGATTAACATTGTTATTTTTTGGTGAAAAATATTCAGCAACAGGTTCTAACATAGAAATAGAACTTTTATCAACAGGCATATATTTAACAACATTAGAAGCTTGTTTAATCATTTCTTTACTTCTATAAGGATTTCTTTTAATTAAAATATATAAGCTAATACCAATAAAACCATATAATGCCATAGAAATATATTTTTTATTATTTTTAAACATTTCAATGTATTTATTATCATAATATGTATTTGCAATAAAAAAACCAGTTATTATAAGTATTAATACTTCTAAATTCATATAATATAGATGATTATAAAATTTTTAATTATTAATTGATTTTTTTCGTGATTTATTTTTAGATTTGCTTTTATAATTGCGTTTGGATTTACTTTTGGATTTACTTTTGGATTTACTAGCTGATTTTTTAAGTGAACTAGATTTTTTTGATAAATAACTAGTTTTATATTTTCCCAAATTAATTTTTTTAATTTGATTCAATAAATGTGAAGTTGAGACCTTTTTATTTGAACAATCAAATATAAGAGGCTTGAAATAAATATTTAAATTATTAACAATTTCTTGATATAAATTTCTAGGTATTTTTTTTTTAAAATCATTATCGTAAAAATTAAAATAACTAGATAAAACACCAAAAATATCCATATTATGTTTAAAGACATCTTGGTAATATTTTTTTCTATTGAAAATAAGTTTACCGTCAACTTGTTTATAATTATCCTTTTCCATAATAGCAAGAGCAATAAAATTTTTAATTAAGTAAATTTCACTAAAATCAGGAAGCATTTGTTTACTAATTAATCTTAAAAATGGTAAATGACCCGAACTATATTTAGTTGCATAATCAGTAATAATAAACTCTGCACATTCAAGAGCATCATCTTTAGATATAAAACCAAAATTACTATTTGCTGTTGTATTAATAGCATCTTGATAACTATCGTAAAACAATAAAATAGTGTAGGGAACATTAAATTGTAATGGTCTATTCATAATATCTTGATAATCATCATTATAATTAACATATGATATTCCCCAATCAATAATTTGAAAATTCTGATTTTTTTTGAATAAAATATTACTAGATTTAAGGTCAAAATGATATACATTTTTAGTATTCATTGGTATAACAGCATTTTTTATTAAATCCATAATTTTAAAATTATATTCATCAAACTTATTTATATTTCTAATATGCTTAATATACTCATCAATAATATAACCACCATCCTGACTAATAACATTAACTAGAAAATTCTTCTTTTTATTAATATTCTTCCTAGTAATTTTATTTTTAAATGATTTACATTTACGCTCAAATTTATGTAAATCTTGTTTTCTAAATTTTTTTGGTATACAAATTGTGGTAGGTAATATATAATATTTCCTATAATTTCTAATTTTGTATAATATACTTTCAAGAACTTTTGCTTGTTCAAATTCTTCTTTTCCTTTTCTTCTTATTAAAATTTTAGATATACTATTTTTCATAATTTTTTTATTAGAACTGCATTTAATAGCTGGTCTGAAAACACATCCAAATCCACCGTATCCAATAACTTCACCACCAATTAAATTATTACTTAAATTCATTTATATATTATATGTAGTTAAAATAATAATAAATATAAATATTACGAATATAATGTATAAATATTTCTTTTTCCAAATTTTCATTTTTCTTTTCTCAATATCCTTATGTTCATAATTTAAGTAATATAATTTAAGTGCTTCATGTAAAGTAATTTCAGGTTTACCCATTCTTTTGTTAATTTGATTTTGTATAAAATGTACCCATCTAATTAAAGAATCTCTATTATCTAAATAAGATGATACAGGATATATATCAAGAATTTTACTAAAATCATTTGATATTTCAGTATCTGGTAAAAAAATAGGTAAATTATGAAAAAATTCATAATACTTTTTTTTTATAACTTCATTAGGTTCAATAGGATATGTCATGGCAATAGTTAAAAGAACAAACCAATAATGAGGTCCCCAAATTTTAGAATTTAATTGATTCATACATAAGAAAGTATATTTTATAATAAATATTTAAACATAAAAACAGTGTTAAATTAAGAAAAAAATATGAAAAATAATAATTATTTCTGCAATAATTGTGGTAAAACAGGACATTTATTTAATGATTGCAAAATGCCAATAACAAGTATAGGTGTAATATGTATAAAAATTTTACCAAATAAACAACCTGAATATTTATTAATAAGAAGAAAAGATAGTTTTGGATATAGTGATTTTATAAGAGGGAAATATCCAATCTATAATGAAAATTATATCGTAAATTTAATAAATGAAATGACATTAGAAGAAAAAGAACAACTACTAGAACAACATACAAAAGCATATAATGAATCTGACTTTAATCTTCTATACTTTAAAAAAATGTATAGCTATTTTAAATCATATGATATAAATTATTTAAAGAGTTTAATAGAAAAATCAATTACACGATGGAGTGAAACAGAGTGGGGATTTCCAAAAGGTAGAAGAAATTTTCAAGAAAAAGATTTAGATTGTGCATTAAGAGAATTTGAAGAAGAAACCGGAATGAACAAGGATAATATGGTAATTTTAGAAAACGTAATACCATATGAAGAAATTTTTACAGGTTCAAATCATAAATCATACAAACACAAATATTTTATAGCTCTAATGTTTGATGATATACCAATAAGCGAAAATTATCAAAAATCAGAAGTATCTAAAGTATCATGGAAAACATTTGAAGAAACTATAAAGTTATTAAGACCATATAATTTAGAAAAAATAGATATGCTTTCAAAAGTAAATAAAATTTGGAGTAATTTTATATTAATATAAAAAATTATAAAAACAAATATATATTAAATATATGAGTGAAGAACTACAAGAAAAAATGAAATCCATTTTTGAAAAGGAAAAACTAAATGAATTTAAAAAACAATATGAAAAAACGATGCAAAATGAATTAAAAGATTATGAAAATAATAACATATATCCTTTAAATGAAGACCCAAATTTTATATTAAAAATAAGTTCAAAAAAAGAATTTCAAGATACAAAATATGATGGTACAGTAAAAAAAAATATAGAAGAAATAAAAAAATACTCAGATTTCCTATGTAATACTAAATTTGAATTAAATCCTCATCAAAGTTTTGTAAAAAACTTCTTATCATTTCAAACACCATATAATAGTCTATTACTTTATCATGGTCTTGGTTCAGGAAAAACATGTACTGCTATTGGCGTAGCAGAAGAAATGAGAAACTATTTAAAACAATTAAATATAAATAGAAGAATTATTGTTGTTGCATCGCCTAATGTACAAGAAAATTTTAAATTACAATTATTTGATGAAAGAAAATTAGAATTAAATAATGGTTATTGGAATTTAAATGCTTGTACAGGAAATGAACTATTAAATGAAATTAATCCAATGAATATAAAAGGAATAACAAAAGAAAAGATTACAAAACAAATCAATCAAATCATTAACAAATATTATACTTTTATGGGATATACCAAATTCGCAAATTATATTGATAAAGCTATCGGCGAACAAGAAGGAAAAAGTATATCAAATGTATCTATTAAAAAAATAAAAAAAATGTTTGAAGATAGATTAATTATCATTGATGAAGTACACAATATACGCAGTGTTTCAAGTAAAAACGAAGAAAAAAGAATTTCTAATAATTTAAATAAACTAGTTAAATATACCGATAATTTACATTTATTACTCTTATCAGCTACACCAATATATAATAATTATAAAGAAATCGTATATCTTATAAATCTTTTAAATCTAAATGATAAGAAAAGTGAAGTTAAAGTATCTGAAATTTTTGATAATGATGGTAATTTTATAATGGATGAAGGATATGAAATAGGAAAACAAAAATTTATTGAAAAAACTAGAGGTTTTGTATCTTTTGTTAGAGGTGATAATCCATATACATTCCCTTTTAGAATTTTTCCATATGAATTTGATAAAGAAAAAAGCCTTAAAACTATTAGCTATCCTAGATTACAATTTAATGAAACTGATATTATTGAACCTCTACAATTTATTGATACATATAATATTAAAATTGGGAATTATCAAAATTTAGCTTATGAACATGTTATTAACAATTTAGTAAAAAAATCAAATATTAGTGATATTAATGACCAAAATATTACTTCATTAGGATATAGTAAACTTCAAATACCAATTGAACTTTTAAATATGACATATCCAAATATTGATTTTGATGATAATTACAGCGAAAGAAAAGAATTCACTTTTGTTGGCAAAAAAGGATTATCTAATATTATGACATTTGAAGAAAATAATGAAGTACCATACCGTTCCAATTTTAAATACAAAGATAATTATCTTAACAAATACGGAAGAATTTTTTCAAAAGAAAATATTGGAAAATACAGTTGTAAAATATCAGAAATTATTAATAACATTGAAAATTCTAACGGAATATCATTAGTTTATTCACAATATATTGATGGTGGTATTACACCTGTTGTACTCGCTTTAGAAGAATTAGGATACTCTAGATACGGGGACGTTAAATCACTATATAGCGATGAATATAAAAGAAAATTAAAAATACAAAGCACTAATAAAAAATATATTATGATTACTGGAGATAAATATTTCTCACCTAGCAAATACAGAAATGAAGAATTAAAAGCAATCACTAATGACAATAATAAAAATGGTGAACAAATTAAGGTTGTTTTTATATCTAAAAGTGGTAGTGAAGGAATTGATTTTAAGTTTATAAGAAATGTTCATATAATGGAACCTTGGTATAATATGAATCGTTTAGAACAAATTATAGGAAGAGCTGTAAGAAATTGTAGTCATAAATTATTACCTCTTGAAGAAAGAAATGTATGCATATATTTTTATGCAACTTTATTAGAAAATAATCTTAAAGAAAGCATTGACCATTATGTTTACAGATTAGCTGAAAAGAAAGCTATACAAATTGGAAACATCACTAGAACATTGAAAGAAAGTTCAATTGATTGTTTATTAAACATTGAACAAAATAATTTCTCTTTTGAAAAAATGACAAATATTGAAATACCTATTAATTTATCAAATAAAAAAAATATCATATTTAAAGTTGGAGATAAACCGTATACATCAATATGCGATTATCAAGATACTTGCTATTATAAATGCTTGTATATCAATGATGATAAAATAGACAAAATTGATAAAATACCAAAAAAAGTAGATAATACTTATAATTTAACAAATATGCTACGTTCTAATAATGTTCTAATTAATAAAATTAGACAACTCTTTCAAGAAAAATACTTTTATACAAAAAAAGACTTGTTTTTTGAAATTAATAAAAATAAAGATAAAGAATATCCAAAAGAACAAATTTACTCAGCATTGAATAAATTAATTGAAAATAAAAACAACTTTTTATTAGACAAATATGATAGAATAGGGCATCTTATTAATGTTGAAGATTTATATATTTATCAACCTAGTGATTTTGATGATACTAGATTAAATATGTATGAAAGAATAAATACTCAAAACAATAAAGCATCTATGATTCGCATTAAGCCAAATGAAGTTAAATATGAAGAAGAAAGAGAACGACCAAGTGAATCTTATAATTACAATATTAATATTGAAGAAATACAAAATATATATGATTCTATTTTACAATCAAAAAATAATTCTTTAGATAAAAATAATTTTACACTTAATCATATTTCTCAATTTATTAATGATGATAAAATATTAAAAAAATTAATAATTCATCATGTTTTTGATTATTTACATTACAGTAAAAAGATTGGAATTATTGAGTATTTTCAACAAAACGAAGAAAAGGGATTTTTTGAAAAAGAATTAAAAAAATATAGCGATAATTATCTTATCAAAAATGATATTGCAATTGGATTTATTCATCCACTCAAAAATGATGATTACGAATTATATGTAAAATATAATGATGAAGATAATTGGAAAAAAGGTAAAGAAGGGGATAGAAAAAATATACTTAATAATATAAAATCAAAATATCTTATTACTAATCCAGATAATAATGAAGATACTATTGGTTTCATTGTGAACTTTTTAGATAAAAATAGTAATAATTATTTACTTAAACTTAAAATAAAAAATATGTCTGATAATAAATCAACTGGTATTACTTTTGATTCAGCACCAAAAAGAAAGGCTGTACAAATTATTTCATCTATAACTAATAATAATTTCATAGATTCAATTAAAAGTATTCCAAATGAAAGACTATCTTTATTTGTAGAATTAATATTACGATATAAAAATCTTACGAAATTATCCTTTATGACACCAAATGAATATATAATTAATAAAATGTTTAATAAAAATATAAAACTATAATTATTATATACAATTTAAAAATTAAAAAATTTAAATATAATTTGTAATTCATCTATATTACAAATTAATGGAAACTGAATTATTATGTAAAAATGAAGATTGTTCACCAGTTATGGATGATACATATAGTGAAAAATGTAATATATGCTCAGGATATTATGCTGATGATGGTTTAAATGATATTTTATTTATTGAAGAAAAACCAAATAATAAACGTGCAACATGTGATTTATGTAAAAAAACAATTAATATTGTTCAAATGAAAGGCACTGGACAATATATTTGTCAAAATTCATGCGATGAGGATGACGATGATTACTAGATTTATATTTTCAAATTAAAAATAAATATTTTACTAATTAAATATAATTATTAAAATTGATTTAATAATTATACTTGTATTATATAAATGAGCAAAATTATGAAAAGTGAAAAAGTTGAAAAAACTGATAAAAAAGACACTCAAAAAAAAATAGGGATATTTAGTCCTATGGTATCCAATATTAATATTAATGTTAAATCCTATTCTATTGGTGAAAATCTTAGAGAAGTACTTTCTAATATATTATCTAAAAAGATTGAAGGAAAATGCAATAAAGAAGGTTTCATTAAAAAAAATTCTTGTAATATTTTAAAATATTCTTCTGGTTTATTACAAGGGGATAGTGTCCGTTTTAATGTTGTTTATGAATGTCTAGTATGTTTACCAGTTGAAAATATGGAAGTTGATTGTGTTGCAAAAAATATAACAAAAGCTGGTATTCGTGCTGAAATACCAGGATATGAAGTATCACCAATAGTTATTTTCATAGCAAGAGACCATCATCACTCAAATAAATATTTTAACTCTATTAATGAAAATGATAATATACAAGTCAAAGTTATTGGAATAAGATTTGAATTAAATGATTCTTTTATATCAGTTATTGGAAGTTTAATTAATAAAAAAAAAGAAAAGATTAATATTGAATAAACTTAAATTTTAAAATTAATATTAACTACAATCTATAAATAATTTATCATTTTTCTATTTTTGTTTCATATATATTTTTTAATTCTTTATTATACTTAAATAAATCAACATTATTAGTCAACATCAGAAAGCATCTTAATGAAATTATAATATCATAATATGAATTGTGCAAATTCTTTGGCATTACATTAAATAATTTGTTGTGCAATTCATCTAATTTTGGAAATTTTATATATGTTCCAAGTGAATTAGTCGCTTCTAAATTACAAAGGTCTTTTGAATTTTGCATAGTACAATAATACTCTTTATTTCTCAAATCTATGAATTCTCTATTATTTCTTAAATATTCTATTTTTAAAATATTAGAATCAAACTGTAGGTTGTGAGCAACAAGCAAATCACATTGTTTAAATAAATTATCAAATTTATCTAATACATTTGTTATATAATCACCCTTCAATGTATCTTGTTTTGTTATTCCATGAATCTTTGTACTATCTTCAGAAACAACAATATCATCTGGTATTTTTATAATACTATCTATTTTATCTATTATTTTCATTGTTTTTGTATCAAACAAAATACAACTAAATTGTACAATATAGGGTAAAATAGATAAATTATTCATTATATTTTTATCACTATTACTAAAATATTTCGGTAATAATCCAGTTGTTTCTGTATCAAAAATTAATATATGTCTCATTATTAAAAAAGTTTTTTATATCTTTATTTTCATATACGCAAAATCAATTTTAATTTTAAATTTTTACTTCAGCATAATTTTTACAAATTCCATATGTTTTCCTATGCCATTTTGTTATTCCATGTTTTTTTATTCCTTCCAAATGTTTTTTTGCACCATATCCTTTATTTGTATCAATAGCATATTTATCACTTAGTTCTGGATTTAATTCACACAATTCTTCAATATATTTATCTCTTTCCACCTTTGCTAATATTGATGCAGCTGCAATTGAACTATAACAACTATCTCCACTTTTGATTGTTAAATATGAAATATGTTTTTCATTATAATATAATTTAGTAAAATCATTACCATCTACTAATAAAAGACAATATTCTTCATTTATATTATTTTCTTTTATTAAATTTACAATTGCCTTGTGCATGCATTGATGAGTTGCACGTCTTATATTTATTTTATCTATAACATCTTCATCTTCATAAGAAACCGACCAATATAAAGCATTATTTTTTATATAATCTGCAGCTTCATTTATTTTCTTTTTTGATGTAAATTTTTTACTATCTTTTAAAATAGAATAATCAAAATTACTTTTAGGCAATACTACTGCACCACTATATACTCTTCCAAATAAAGGACCTCTTCCTGCTTCATCTACCCCTACTTCAATTACATCACTATCTTCATTACAATAAAATGCTTGCATTTATTATTCTAGTTAAATATAAATATTTATATCAATTTTATTATTTTTTATTCTACATTTAATACATAATGGTAAAAAGTATAATCCCAACAAAAATTAATTTTTATTCTATTTCTATTACTCTATTATTACTATTTGTAGCATATATTATTTATGATAACATTATGACGAAGAAAGAATATTATAAACAATTAAAAATAGAATCTATGGATAATATGGGTGAAAACAGTATTCATCGTAATATTAATTATGGAAATGAACCAGAATATGTTAATGCAAATCCAATGCTTCCTAATCCACAATCAACAAGTACTAGAACAACTTCAAATACTTCAAATACTTCAAATACTTCAAATACTTCAAATACTTCAAATACTTCAAATAATTCTAATAGTTTAAATCATAATGTTTATGATTACATGAACTATTCTAAAAATAGAAGGGAAACACCAGAATCACAAGATGATGAACCTTTATTAACAAGAAAAGAATTTAATCAATTTATTAAAAATTTAGAAAATAAAAAATGCCCTCCATGTCCACCTTGTGCAAGATGTCCTGAACCATCATTTGAATGTAAAAAAGTACCAAATTACGATGTTATTAATCAATCATACTTACCTGAACAAGTTTCAAATCATTCCACTTATGGTATGTAAGTTAAATAATTAGTTATAATTCTATATTAAAATTATAATTAATATAATATGAATATTGCATTAATTACAGGAATTACTGGACAAGATGGTTCTTATTTAGCAGAATTATTATTAAAAAAAAATTATATTGTATATGGTATCATAAGAAGAGCTTCTGATATTAATACTCAAAGAATTGACCATATTTATAATAATAAAAATTTAGAGTTAAGATATGGTGATTTATGCGATTCACTTAATATTTTAAAAATTATAGAAGAAATTAAAGAAAAATATAAAAACATGATTAGATTAGAAGTATATAATTTAGCTGCTATGAGTCATGTTAAAGTATCTTTTGATGTTCCTGAATATACAGGAAATATTGATGCACTAGGCACATTAAGACTACTTGATGCTATCCGTTCTGCTGGTTTAACTGCAAAAACTAGATTTTATCAAGCATCTACATCTGAATTATATGGTAAAGTACAAGAAGTTCCACAAAATGAAAATACACCATTTTATCCTAGAAGCCCTTATGGAGTCGCAAAATTGTATTCTTATTGGATTGTTAAGAATTACCGTGAAGCTTATGGAATGTACGCATGCAATGGTATTTTATTTAATCATGAAAGCCCACGTCGTGGACCTACATTTGTAACCAGAAAAATTACAAGAGAATTAGGTAAAATTATGAGAGGAGAAAGCGATAAAATTGTTCTAGGAAATATTGATGCTAAACGCGATTGGGGGTATGCTAAAGATTTTGTTTATGGAATGTGGTTAATGCTTCAACAAGAAGAACCTGATGATTTTGTATTATCCACAAATGAATTTCATAGTGTAAGAGAATTCGTTGAAAAAAGCTTTGCTATTAAAAATATTCAAATTTCATGGAAAGGAACTGGATTAGATGAAATCGGATATGATATAAATACAGGTAAAGAATATATATTTATATCTGATAAATATTTTAGACCAGCTGAAGTTGATGAACTATTAGGAGACTCTACTAAAGCTAGAAATATTTTAAAATGGAAACCTGAAACATCTTTTGATGAATTAGTTCAATTAATGGTTGATTCCGACTCCTAAATTACTTTTGTACATTTATTATCTATCTCTATTGACTCACATTGATGTTTTTCTGGAACAATTTTTATAATACCTTTACTTTTTACTTTATGCAAAGGCTCAGTACAACCTTTATGTTTTTTTATTGTTTTTTTAAATTTAAAAATTTTTTTCTTTTTATTACCACATCTTGCTCTGAAATGTTCATATCTTTCTCTTACATCATCATATGATAAACCAGATTTTTTCTTTAACATTTTATTTATTAATTCATGTAAGTTATATATGTATGTTGAAAAGGTTTCTCTATTTTTCATACATTCATTTGTTAAAGGTAATGCTTTAAAATTATTCTTTAAATTTATTCTACAATATTTACAAGGTAATACATTTTTTAAACTTAATACAAAATTTTTGTAATTATTTTTTTGTTCTTTAGTCGGTTCATTTGGATAATTAAAACTTATTGTATGTAAAACATGCCAAAAACTTGGTCCCCATACAGATGTTAACATACCATCACCACTTTTATAATGCTCATTATTATATATTTTTTTCGTTGTTTTTTTTGTTATTTTTTTTACATTCTTTTTTACATTCTTTTTTGTTTTTTTTCCTTCCTTCTTTGTAGTCATTAATATATGTATATATATTAATTACACCAATTATTTTATTTCACATATATACACTTTCATCTGAATTTCATTTATTATTTATAAATTAAATCATTGCTAAAATTTTCTTAAATCCTGGTGTATCTTTTATATCACTATTTACATAATTTTTTGTCTCTTCTTTTACATATAAATTTTGTATTTCCATTATTTTTGAATAGTAATCTTTATCACTTATAAAATCATTCTTATTTAATTCTAACAAACTACCATTTGGTAATCTAAACAACATATTTATAATAAATTCTTTATTCTAAATTTTTTTATTATATATTTATATTATGCTTCTAAAAAGTATTGATAAAACTATTAGCTCTGCAAGTGAATTATATCAAAGCTACAAAAGACCTATCATACTATTTTTTATATTAATTATTTTTAGTTATGTTCTATATTATATTTATAATGCATATGTATTACCATTGTTAAATATTAAATATAGTGATAATAAAGAATTCAATACAAAAGAAAAAGGTGTTAAATATAATTTACATTTATTTTATGCAAACTGGTGTCCTCATTGTATTAAAGCTAAACCTCAATGGCAAAATTTAAAAAATGATTATCACATGGATAATACTAATTATAAAAAAATTAGAGGCAACTCTTTATATTTTATTGAACATGATTGCACTGATGGTGGTGAAGAAAATAATATGGATAAATATGGGGTTGAAGGTTTTCCAACGGTTATACTAGAAAAAGGAAACGACCTTGTATATTTTGACGCAAAACCCACATACGATAATTTAGTTAATTTTTTACAAACAAATGTTTAATTAAATAGTTATGTTTTTATATTTTTATATTTTAAAAATGTTTTAGCACAAACAACACCATTTTCATATAATTGTTCTCTGTATTCTTTATTATTTATTGTTTTTAATATAGAATCCATATTTACTCCATCACCTGGCATATGTATTTCATATTCTATTAAACTTTCTCTTATATCCTTATTTGATAATATTTTAAAATAATTAAAAAAACATTTTACATATTCATAAATTGATGATTTATCATCTATTTTATTATCTATTTCCTTATTTTGATTCTTTTTATTAAATACCCTAATTCCTAATATACTTTTTATTTCACAATTTTGCTCTTTTAAAATTATATCTATAGGATAATTTTTTATAACTGCACCATCTACATAATAATTATTTTTGTAATATAATGGTGATATTAACAATGGAACCGCTATTGACATATGTATTGCATCTAAAATTTTTAAATCTGGTTCATTTTCATAATTTATATTTACTAATGTAAAATCTTTTATATTTACTGTAAAACAATGAAAATCTATTTTTGTTTTTTCATACATTTCTTTTAAAGTTATTTCCATTGACAAATCTATCGAATCAAATAAACTTTTAAACATCTTTTCTATTATTACCTTACCATCATACATGCCCTTTAAATTTATTAAATTCAATATATTTGTACTATCAAAAGGAATTATCTTTTCCCATGGACAATTTATAAAAAAATTTTTTATTATTTCTATATCTATATTTAACATTATTAATAATGCAATAATAGAACCGGATGATACCGAATAAATTGTCTTTATTTTTTTTATATCTATTATTTTGTACTTAAAAAATTCATCAAATAAACCTAAGTATGAAAATAATACTGGACCACCTCCACAAAATACTAAGTGTTCTATATTCATTATTTATTAATTAATTTATATTTATAAGTTTTTTTCTTTTAAAAATATATTAAATGACATCTATATTTAATTTAAATGATAATGACGATATTGATGATAATTTCTCTGAAAAAATTAATCTTGATGAACTCTATGAAAAAAAGAAAAATTATGATTTGAATAAATTATCTATTTTTAAAAAATTACTTGCACGTGTTCATGTTAGAATTAAAACAACCGCTAGACAAAAAATAGATTCTCAACATTGCTGGTTTGTTGTACCTGAAATGATTATAGGAGTCCCAAAATATGACCAAGGTGCTTGTATTGCTTTTTTAATGGATAAATTAAATGAAAATAATTTTGGAGTAAGATATATTCATCCGAATTTATTATTTATTTCTTGGAAACATTGGGTTCCTGAATATGTCAGAACTGAAATCAAAAAAAAAATGGGTATTCAGGTTGATGGAAACGGAAATTTAATTAACCAAAATGAAGAAACAGAAGATATTATTGAAAATAATCCTAATAATTTTATTATAAATAGCAAAAAAACTAGTGTTAATTTAACAAAAAAAGTTAACCCTAACCCTTTTAAACCAGTTAAAGCTTATAAACCATCTGGTATTTATAATAAAGATTTTTTTGGGGGATTTGATAAATGAATTAAAAAATAATACAATTAAATTTTTTATATTATTTTTTATTTGTCACGATTTTTATTTTTTTAATAAAAAAAAGAATATTTCAAATTAACACTTTAATGTTATTATATTAATTATTCTAATTTAGTTATAATAAAAAAAAATAGAGAGAAGGCATTAATTACTTAACGACGCATTTTTCTTGATTTTTTTGCTTTTGAATATTTTTTTTTGTATGTTTTTCTTTGTTTTTTTGATTTTCTTTTTGAACCACCAACAAGAATAGAAGGAGTCATACTTACTCCTTTTCTTGCTGCCTCAGCTACATTGTGTCCAACAGATGCAACTGCACGTTCTCCTTCGTGTAAAACTTTTTTAAGGTTGATTGAGTGATGACCACTATTTGGTTGCTGAACTTGTTTTGGATGATTAAAAAAATGAAAACCTTGTGGTGATTGTTGATGTACTGGTTGTTGATGTGGTGGTTGTTGATGTACTGGTTGTTGATATACTGGTTGTTGTGGTTTCATTCCAAGCATACCACCTTTTCTACCTTTTCTACCCTTTGAATATTTCTTTTTTCCACCTTGTTGTGGAGGAACAGGTTGCATTTGTTGCATTGATTGCATTGGTTGTGTTTGTTGTGTTGGTTGTTTTGGAGTAACAGGTACAGTTGTATGTGATATATTTTCACTTTGAACTTTATTTTCATGTTTACTACTACTACTACTACTACTAGGAAGAAAATTTTTTAAATAACTCAATACATTACCACCTCTAATTCTTTTTTGAGTTTTTTTTACCTTTCCCCCTTTTTTCATTGTTTTTGATTTAAAAACCATTATATATATATTTAACATAAAAAATACTAAATATACATATTTACTATTTATACAGCAGGATATGATCCTTCACATATATGATCCTTCACTACCCATCTCATATTTGCAAGGTTAGCAATAGAGGGATTAGCGGCATCTCCTTTCATTGCTTGTGAGACAGCAGATGAAGGTAATTTATATCCATAATTTCCAACTGTTCTCATCATTAATGAATTTATCACACTTTTACCATTACCCCCTTTTCCTTTTGCTACAACAAAATGTTGAATCACTATGCATAGCCATATGCTATACATTGACCTTTATGTTCTTCCAAATATAGAGGATTATTTTGACATTCGTTTTTCATGAACTCATCACCACCTTTCTTTTTATATAATTTCTTTTTAAGGGTCTTTCTTTTTCCACCCTTACGTGTTTTTTTATGTTTTTTAACAACCTTTTTAGTGTTTTTAATAACTCTTTTACTCTTTTTGATTCCACCACCTCTTAAACTACGTCTTAATCCAGCACCCATTATATATTAAATAAATATTTTATCTTACATATTTTCCTACTTTTACGAAAGAATCTGCAATATAAATAATAAATATTCCTAAAAATGTATATAAAACTAACTCTTCAGTTACATGGTCAGTTTTCTCATTCTTTTGTTGCTCTAATAATTTAATTACATAATCTAACTTTTTCTCTAAATATTTGTCTGTAGAAGGCATATTTTGAGTAAAATTATAGTCTGGAATATTATTTAATTCTTTTGTATAATATTTTTCAGCATATACTGGTTCATCATTTTCTTCTAAATATTCTTCTTCTGGATGAACTTCAAAATTTTCTACACTATATTCCATATTTTCATTATTTTCATTTTCATTATCCATCCTTTCTAATCCACTAGATTCAGCAATTGGAGGAGGATTAAAATTATATAAACTATCTTCATCCACATCTTCATTTAAATTGTTATGTATATTTTCTAATGCAACAGATACTTTATTACTTGCTCCCAACTCTTTTCTTTTTCTTTTCTTTTTTATTTTATCACTCTGTTGATTATATGATTTCTTTTCATTATATGTTATTTTTTCATAAGATTCATCTATTGGTGAAGCATAAAAAGCTAAACTCATATTTAATATATTACCAGAAAAAGTTATTTTAAATTTACTTTTTTAAAATATTTATTAATATATATATAATGAAAAGCCCAATTTTAGCAATATTATTTATATTATTAGTCGGAATAACTATATTCACACCAGAATCTATTATAGAATTAAATTCTCATATTTTTGGTAAATCACTATTATTATTATTAATTATTTTAACTAGTTATCAAGATTTATATGCTGGTCTATTTACTTGTTTCCTATTAATATATGTACTTCACATATCAAATGAGTCATTTATTGAAAATTTAAAAAAAATGAAAAAAAATCTAACAGCAAACGAAATATTTGAGAGTAATGGCATATCTGGTTCAGCTATACCTGCAACAAAAATAGATAGAGTAAAATTAAGTAATGAAATCAGAAAACCAAAAAAAGCTAAGGTTGTTGATAAAAACGATGTTTTGAATGATGAAGAATTACCAACATCATTTATGCCTATTAATATAGAACAATTTTCAACTATTTAAAAATATTTACATATATTAAATGAACTTTACTAAAATATTTAAAACATTTAATTCATATTTATATTCTTTAAATGATAGCAAGTTTTTCGCTGGATTAGTTTTTATTATGCTTAATATTGGCTCTAAATATATTACTCTTAAATTTAGTAAATCACAAGAAGCTTATTTAAGATTAGTATTAAGCAGACAATTATTAATATTTTCAATAGCATGGATGGGTACTAGAGATATTTACACTGCATTTATAATTCTAGCAGTATTTGTTGTTTTAGCAGATTTTTTATTTAATGAAGAAAGTAGTTTTTGTATATTACCAGAATCGTATAAAAAATTATATAAACTAATGGATGTTAATGACGATGGCATTTTAACAGAAGATGAAATTAACCAATCTATTAAAATTTTAGAAAAAGCAAAGAAATTAAAGACCAAAGAGTTAAGCAATCAAGCTTATAGCAAATTTCATAATTTAAAAAATAAAGATTATTAAATATTATTAAATACGTATAAATAATATAATAATTATTTTTATGTATTGTAATGCTAAATATTATTATATTCTTAATTGTTCTATTTATTTATTTACACATATATTATCAAATTAATACCAATGATGATTTGGAAGTTCTAGAAATAGAAAAACCAACAAAAGAAAAATTTGAAAAAATTTGTGATTTAAAATCACCATTTGTTTTTGATTACAATATTGATAATAAAATAAATATTAATGATAATAATTCAACCCTTAATATAAGAAATACAAATTCTAAAAATGACAATGAAAGCTTATATATACCTTTAAAATATGAAGATTCTATTAAATTATTCAAAAATGATGAAGCAAACTATTATAGTGAAAATAATATGGATTTTTTAGAAGAAACTAAAATTATTAAAAAGCTAGAAGAAAACGATGGATTTTTGATGCCTAATTATACTGTTTTAAGAAATTATGATTTTTTAACAGGTAGTAAAAATTCATATACCTCACTAAGATATGAAATTAATTTTAGAAATTTTTTCCATATTGTTTCTGGAAAAGCTCAAATAAAATTAATCCCTCCAAATTACAACAATAATTTATATCCTATTTACGATTATGAAAATTTTGAATTTTATTCTAAAATTAATCCTTGGAATGTTCAAGAACAATATAAAGTAGATTATAGCAAGGTTAAAAGTATATTACTAAACGTAAATGAAAATAAACTAGTCAATATTCCACCATATTGGTGGTACAGTATTAAATTTTTAGATGAAAATACTGAAATAATTTCTTTTAAATATAAAACTATTATGAGTAGTGTTGTAAATATTCCTTATAACATTATGCATTATTTACAAATGCAAAATATTAAACAAAAGGTTGTTAAAAATTATAGTGATTTTATTGTTGAAAATGAAGATGAAAATAGTCCTGAAAATAATACCAATACAATTAGTGAAAATATAAATGGGGGAAATATTAATATTAGCGATAACAAAGATATTATTAATTTAAATGATATTACTAATAATAATCCAATGTAATGTATAAAAATATTATAACTAATTTAAATATTTATTTAATATATGAGATATATAAATATTTTAGTTATTTTATTATTAATTATACTAGTATATTTTACTGTTAATTATTTAAATAAAAGTTTAGAAAATTATGAAAATAAAGATGATAAAGATGATAAAGATGATTATAACAGTAAACTATTAAAATTTTTAAATGAAAAAATTGGCTCTTTTAAAAGTTTATATAAAACTGATTCTGAGTTTCAAAAAATAGAAATTATACAATTTGACAAAAATAAATATAACTACGATAAATGCTTATTATTAAATGGTGAACCTCAATTATGCAATAATGATGAACATGAATATCATGAATTAATTGTTCATTACCCAGCCTCATTTAAAAAAAATATAGAAAATGTTCTAATTATAGGAGGTGGCGACTGTATGACTTTAAGAGAAGTCATGAAATATAAAACTATCAAAAATGTTTATATGCTTGAATTAGATGAAAAGGTTGTTTTAACTAGTAAAAAATATTTTGGAGTAAGTGATTATGAAAATGATGGTCGTGTTAAAATAATATACGGTGATGCAGATGCTTATATTCAAAAATTAGAAGATAATTTTTTTGATTTGGTAATTATTGATACTACTGAAGATAGTGATAATAACTCACCGATTGATTCTTTACAATTTTTTAAAAAATGCAAAAATAAACTTAAATATGACGGTATTTTTATAAAAAATGGTGATAATGGTAAAAATATAATAAATGCAGCTAAATTATTTAAGTATACAAAATTGTATGAAATTAAAGAACAAAATTTCCTAGGTAGATATCCATTTATAATTGCCTCTGATAAAGATAATATTAATGAAGATAAACCAGTTATAAATAAAGAAACAAAGAGAATTGTTAAAAATAATAATGTAAAATATTTTCATTCTGATTCAAGATATTTGATTTAATAAAAATAACAATATAATATATGTTTAATTTAAAAAAAAAATTTAATTTTGATTTAAAAAATATAATTTTAATTTCATTATTTTTTGTATTCTTAATTATTGGTTTATCTTATTTATTTATAAATAATAATAATAATTTAGGACATCATTTAATAGTTGATATTGATAACATAAATAATAATAAAATTTTTTCTAATTCTTTTATTTTAAAATTATGCAGTGATATCATAAAATCAACAAATATTAATGTTTTAAAATCATTAATACATAAATTTAAACCACATGGATTAACTGCGTTATATTTATTGGCTGAAAGCCATTTCTCAATTCATACTTGGCCTGAAGAAAAAAAAATACGTTTAGATTTATTTTCTTGTAATAAAAATAATAATTTTGATAAAGCAATTAATATTATAAAGAAAAATTTACCAGAATCTAAAATAAATATAACAAAAATAAACAGATAAAATTGATTATATTAATAATAAATGTAATATTAATATAATGAAATATATGTTTTATTGTGAAGATAGAAATTATAATTCTTGGTATATTGAAAATAAAATGGATAAAAGTATTGTAGAAACAAATGAAACTAGCAATCTTAATATTCAGCCTATTCGTGAAAAATTATTCAATTCTGATACTTTTGAATTAAGTGGAAATAATTGTATTATAGAACATTCTTCTTTACGAATGCTTGACCAAATACCAGGTGTACTTGTATTAGAAAATAATAAAATGTACGGTAAATATAAAAATAAATACTTATATAAATTTATTACAGATGACAAAAGAATACCATCATTTTTAGTACCATATGAAGTAAAAAAAATGGGTTTTGAAAAAAAAATAAATAATAAATTTGCTTTAATTAAATTTGAACATTGGAATAATAAACATCCATTTGGAATAGTTCAAAATATATTAGGTGATGTAGATAAATTAGAGTGTTTTTATGAATATCAGTTATACTGTAAATCAATTCATACATCTATACAAAAATTCACAAAAGAAGCAAAAAAATCAATAAAAAATATATCCCTTGATAAATGCATTGATAATATAATTGAAAAAAACAATTTTGAAGATAGGTTGAATTATAATATATTTTCAATTGATTCTGATACTACAACTGATTATGATGATGCAATAAGTATTCAAGAACATAATGATTATAATGTAATTAGTGTATATATATCCAATGTTATTGTTTGGTTAGAAGTATTAGATTTATGGGATTCTTTTGCAGAACGAATATCTACTATATATCTACCCGATCATAAAAGAACTATGCTTCCTACAATATTATCAGAATGCCTATGTAGTTTACAAGAAAATGACCAAAGATTTGCATTTTGTATTGATTTTATTATCAAAAATAATAAAATTATTAATGTAGAATATAAATCTTGTAAGATTAAACTTATAAAAAATTATGCATATGAAGAAGAAAGCTTACTTAATGATGAAAAATATAATAAAATTAAAAATATATTACAAGAACTTTGTAAAGAATATAAATTACTAAAATCTATTAATAACAGTTATGATGTTGTTTCATATTTAATGATTTTAACTAATTATTATTCTGCAAAACAAATGAGAAAACATAACAATGCTATTTATAGATGTGTTGAATTAAAAAAAGAAAATACTGATAATTTACCGGATAATTTACCTGATAATGTATGTAAATTTATTCAGGTATGGAGTAATACATCTGGTTCTTATAAGTATCAGGAAGAAAGTAATCATGATACTTTAAATGTTGATTATTATATACATATTACATCTCCAATTAGAAGATTAGTTGACCTATTAAACATGATTATATTTATGAAAAATGAAAATTTAATGCATATTAGCGAAAAAGCACTGCTATTTTATGATAAATGGATAAAGCAACTTGATAATATTAATACTTCTATGCGTGCAATAAGAAAAGTTCAAGTTGATTGCGATCTTCTTAATTTATGCATAAATGATTCTACAACACTTGAAAATACATATGAAGGGTATATTTTTGACAAAATTAAAAGGACAGATGGATTATTTGTTTATACAGTTTATTTACCTGAAATTAAAATGTTGTCAAGAATCTATATTCCATATGAAAAAGATAATTATGAAAGAGGATTATTTAAATTACATCTATTCTATAATCAAGACAATTTAAAGAAAAAAATCAGATTAGAGATGCTTTAAATTAATTATTTTTTTTACAACTATTATCATTGCATTTAATACAATTCTCTATGTTTAAATTTGTTGTTGCATTGAATTTCTCATCAATATACAATCTTAATTTTTTTTTTCTTTTTATTTCACTCCATATTTTTGATAAATATTCCTCTTGCATTATTTTATTTCCTGTTAAAGAATATATTTCAAATTTATCATATATATCTAAATCACTATTTTTACATTTTAAAATATTATGCCTTATTTTTTTATTAAATATGAATGATTCAGTAAATGATAATAAAATAATTATTAAATATAACATACATCTAATAATAATTATTTTCTAAGTTAATTATTTTTTTATTATAATCTTTCCCCTTTTATATCTTTA